AATCTTTATATCTACTCCAAGGGGTAGAAATAATTACTTTGCAGAGTTTTACTACAGAGGCTTCAGCGAAGAATTTCCAGAATGGTGTTCCGTAAAGGCAACTTACCACGAGAATCCTCGTGTATCTGACTCCGATATTATAGAAGCCAGAAAAACAATGTCTGAGAATGAATTTGCTCAAGAGTACATGGCAGACTTTAATGTCTATGAAGGTCAAGTATGGGCATTTAACCATGAGACTTGTATAGCAGACTTATCTCAAATTGATGTAAGTAATATGGATGTTTTTGCAGGCCTTGACGTAGGCTACAAAGACCCTACAGCTTTCTGCGTAATCGCATATGACTGGGATGCGAAAAAGTACTATCTTATAGATGAGTATATGGACGCAGAGAAAACAACAGAACAACATGCAGTTCAGATTCAAAAATTAATTCATAAATGGGATATTGATTATATTTATATTGACTCTGCAGCTCAACAAACAAGATACGACTTTGCACAAAATTATGATATCAGTACTATAAATGCCAAGAAGTCTGTACTAGATGGAATTGCACATGTAGCTACTGTAGTTGATAACGATGAAATAATCGTAAATCAAACTTGCAAAGAAGCACTTATCTCATTGGACCAGTATCAATGGGATCCTAACCCTAATTTATTAAAAGAGAAACCAAAGCATAACATGGCATCCCATATGGCTGATGCTATGCGATACGCGTTATACACATTTGAAACATCAGCCACAACGTTTTAATAAGACCTGTAAAAAACAGTTCTTGACATTTGCTGTATGTTTTTGGTATAATTCTAATTAAGAGTAGAAATATGAATTTCAAAAGAGATTTAGTTAAATACGTACGAGATAAAGCGAAATCACAGTATAATAAATCAAGCAATTGTTTTATATGTGATTCCACTGAACAGTTAGATTTTCATCACTATCACGGGCTTACAGAACTACTAGAAACTTGGATAAAAAAGAAAAAATTAATTATTAAAAACGAACAAGAAATACTAGAGATTCGAGAAGCCTTTATTGATGAGCATCAGAAAGAACTTTATGAAGATACAGTCACACTTTGCCATAGTCACCATATGAAGTTACACTCAATATATGGTAAAAGACCCAAGTTGATACACGCAGAGAAACAAAAAAGATGGGTCGAGAAACAGAGAGATAAATATGGCATGGTATGATAGATTCTTAGGAGGAAATAGCGAGGAAAAACTAAATCCTTCGCAATACGTTATATCTCGAAATGAGGGAATGACTATTGACTCTCGTGAAATCATAACCAACTATAGAAATGCTTATGAGCAATTAGAAATTGTCAACCGTGCAGTAAATATGATTGTTGACGATGTAGCAGAAATACCTTTTGCAGTTGGAGAAAAAGTACTGGGTACTACTAATGTTGTAAAAAATATTCGTAGGTCTAAGGTTGATTTATTACTTAATAAAGAGCCAAACCCTTTTCAAGATGTAAGCACTTTTAAAAGAAATCTTATAATTGACTTACTTATAGATGGAAACATCTTTATTTATTTTGATGGGGCGCATATGTATCATTTGCCTGCTGACAAAATAACTATCCATACTGACGACAAAACATATATAGAAAGATTTTCATACGATAACTCAATAGATTACAGCCCGAATGAAATTATACACATAAAAGAAAATAGTTTTAATTCAATTTATAGAGGTGTACCAAGACTAAAACCAGCATACAGAACTATGCAGTTACTCTCTAGCATGAGAAACTTCCAGGATAACTTCTTCAAAAATGGAGCAGTCCCAGGATTAGTACTTAAATCACCAAACACTCTTTCAGAAAAAGTAAAAGAAAGAATGATGAGAGCTTGGAGTATTAGATATAATCCAACAACAGGAGGCAAGAGACCTCTTATACTTGATGGCGGACTAGAAGTGGACGCTCTATCAAAAATTAACTTTAAAGAGTTAGACTTTGCAGAATCAATTAAATCAAATGAAAGAATTATTCTCGAAGCAATGGGCATACCACCAATTTTAATGGATGGTGGTAATAATGCAAACATTAGACCTAATCATAGATTGTACTATCTAGAAACAGTACTACCAGTAGTTAAAAAACTGGGATATGCATTAGAAAGATTTTTTGGTTTTTCACTAAATGAAGATGTAACAGGAATTCCTGCTTTACAACCAGAATTGAGAGACCAGGCAGCATACTATGCTACTTTAGTTAACACTGGAATATTAAGTGCTAACGAAGCAAGAGAAGCATTAGGAAAAGAACCTGTAGCCGGATTTGACGAGCCAAGAGTACCTGCAAATATAGCAGGCTCAGCCACAAACCCGGAACAAGGCGGTAGACCTGAAGAGGCTGCCCCAAGCGAGGAAGAATAATTATGACAAAAGATATGATGGTAAAGTCTCTTTCTGAGTACTTTAAAAAAGAGGGTGGCGTAATGGGCTTACCTGCTTATAAAGCAAAAGGAAATGATGTTCCTGTTAAAGATTACTTATTAAGAAGAGCATTTGGTTCTTGGAGTAGAGTACTTAGTGTAGTTTCAAAAAGATACCCAGTAGACGTAATAGTCGCTCCAGAAGTAAAAGAAGCACCTGCTGAGAAAAAAGCACCTGCTAAGAAAGTGGAGAAAAAAGATGTCAAATAAGATTTATCATTGGACTAGCACTTTCAAATCATTAGGTGAAACTGATGATGGCGGTATTGAAATTAAAGGTTCTGCAAGTACAAGTGGTATTGACAGAGCTGGAGATATTATTGAAAGCAGTGCATGGACAAAAGGTGGATTAGAAAATTTTAAAAACAATCCAATCATTTTGTTTAATCACAACTACGACAAACCAATTGGTCGTGCAAAAGATTTAAAAGTTACAGAAAACGGTTTAGAAATATCTGCAAAGATATCAAAAGCTGCTGGAGATGTAACACAATTAATTAAAGACGGTGTCCTTGGAGCTTTTTCTGTCGGTTTCAAAGTCAAGGAAGCCGATTATATGACAGAAACCGATGGATACAAAATAAAGGACGCGGAACTTTTTGAAGTCTCTGTAGTATCAGTACCTTGCAACCAAGGGGCAACCTTTGGCTTAAGCAAGTCATTTGATAGTATGGAAGATTACAACAAGTATAAGCAAACTTTTTATAAGGCTAACCCAGCAGAATCAGCAGACGCTGTTAATGTTGAGCAGCCAAGAAGGGAGGAATCCCATAACATGGAGACAAATATGTCAAAAGAAAATAAATCTCCTGAAAGCAACTCAGAGTTCAATCTTGAGGCATTCGCAAAACAAGTAGCTGCAGATACAGCTGCAGAAATTGCAATGAAACAAGCTGAACAAAAAGCTGCTGAACAGAAGGCTGCAGACGAAGCTGCTCAAAAAGCAACTAACGACGCCGAAGTTCAAAAAGCTGCTGAAGTAGCAGATCAGGAAAAAACTAAAACTATAGTTGAAGCAGGTCTATCAGGAGCTGAAAAGCTTATGAATGACGTTGAAGCTAGAGTTAACGATAACTATTCTAACTTAGAATCAGTTGTTAAAAACCTAGAATCTCAGTTAGCTGAGAAATCAGAAGAAATCATGAATATCAGAGAGTCTAAAAGACATTTCTCTGACAGAAATGGTCAAGGCGAGTGGAAGAAAACTTTTGAGCAAGATATTCTTGACGCAAAATTTGCTGGTTTAGCGACTGGTAAAGGATGGGACAGTGAAGTTTCTAAATCTTTGATGGAAAAAGTTAACACTCATTCAGGTGTTCAAGTTTCATCCGCTGATTTCGAGCAAATCGTTTCAACAAACATCGAAAGAGATATTCAGAATGAATTAGTCTTAGCTCCTCTATTTAGAGAGATACCAATGACTTCTGCAAACATGATTATCCCAATCTTACCAGACAGTGGGTATGCTGAATTTACTTCAGGTTCTGCTGTAGCAAATGACAACTTAGATATGAGGTCTGCTGCTTATGGTGCTGATGCAGGGGTTAGTATGTCTGAAAGAACTCTTTCAACTAAGAAACTTATTTCTCAGTCATTCTTAGGTAATGAAACTGAAGAAGATGCAATTTTACCGATCCTTCCTTTAATTAGAGAATCAATGGTAAGGTCACATGCTAGAGCAATTGAAAACTCAATCCTAGCTGGTGATGATGCTGACGGCGTATTCGGTACAGTGGAGCTTCTTTTGAAGGTTTACTACACTTAGCAAGAAATGACAGTGATTATACACAGTCAGCTACTGCTTTTGCTACTGATACAGTTACAGCTGCAGAACTTCTTTCAATGAGAAAGAATATGGGCAAATATGGTGTTAATCCATCAGAAGTTGTTTATATCGTTTCGCAAAGAACTTACTACGAACTATTAGAAGATGCAGAGTTCCAAGACGCTAACCTAGTTGGCGACATGGCTACTAAACTTTCTGGTGAAATTGGTCAAGTATTCGGTTCAAGAGTACTATTATGTGACGAGTTTGCTACACCAGCAGTTTCTAAGTTCGGAGCTATCGCTGTTAACCCAAGAAACTATGTAATGCCAAGATTAAGAGGCGTTACTGTAGAATCTGACTATGAAGTTATTAATCAAAGAAGAGTCCTTGTGGCTTCTCAGAGATTAGGATTCACTGACTTAATTGACGGTGCAACTTCTAAGTGGGGATACATGTACAAAGCTAGCTAATATTAGCTTAATAGGGTTTCAGGGAGTGTACCTAACACTCCCCCTTTTTAATTATGGCAGATTTAATAACATTAAGAGAATATAAAAACTTCGCTGGACTTACTGGAGAAAGTGAGAATGCGAAGATTAATGTAATTATTCCAGCCATCAGTCAAGCAGTAAAAACCTACTGCGGGACGAGTTTTGTAGACTATTATTCAAGTGCAAAGACAGAATACTATGACATCACTGATCAGTACACTAATGCAATAATACTCGATGAAAGTCCAATTGTGAGCGTGACTTCAGTTGCCGAAAGGAAGAAGCAATCAGACTCATATACGACACTAATAACAGGTAACTCCGACAGTAGCGGAAAATATGAATATATGGTAGATGAAGTAGCAGATACTATATTTAGAACTACTGAAACAGGAGACAAAATGTTTCCTCAAGGAAGGAAAGCGGTAAAAGTTGTGTATACTTCAGGGTATGCCTCAACACCAGAAGATTTAAAACTAGCGTGTTTTGATTTAACTAAGTATTACTTAAAAGATGAAAGAAAACAAAACTTAACTATATCAGGCGCACAGATACAAAATCCTGTATCAACAAGTTTAAGAGAAAACATTGGTTTTCCAGACCATATTAAACGTATATTGGATTTTTATAAGATACATAAGTAATGGCTAAACAAAGAGTAATTGAAGAAATTACTGAAATGATGACTAAATATTCTGATACTGAAGTAAGAAAAAAACTAAGTAAATCAGAAGTACATCAAGTAGAGATTACCACGCAAGAAACAGTAGCTGGATTATTGAATAGTACTCCTGCAGCTTTAGAGAGCATTTTTGGGAAAGACTCTTTTTATTACAGAGGATTCTTACTAGAAAACACTAAAGCAGTATGGCAAAGTGTAGCAAGACAGATGTTTAGAAAACTGTCTTCAGGTGCAAATTTTGAAGGAATAAAACTACTTCATGGTGTAAAAATAAACAAAATAAGTGATTTAAATCTTAAAAGTAGAAATGTAAGATTAATGGCAGGGTCTACCAAAGATAGGTGGAAAGTACAGGTAGAAGCAACATCATATTCTTTTACTATCTACGAATTTTGTAGAGCTTTAAGAAAAGAGTTGTGGAAAGACTGGTGTGATAAAGTAAAAGAGAAGGGGGTAATGAAACCTGATAATGCGCTTGATTCTATAGGTGCCCACTCAGCAATAAGTAGAGGAACTAATTATTCTCACGATGCAGAAGACACAGTAGGAGTAGATAGATTCAGAATACTACTTAATGAAATCAGAAAATACGAAGGTCCGGCTCTAAACTTGACATTCAAACATACAACAGTAAACTTAGAAGATTGGTTACAAGATGGAGTAAGTATTTCAGCAGAATTTAACCCTATTAATGAAGATGGATATTTAGTAGGAGAAACTAGAGTAGTAAAAGGAAGATTAGAACAACAAGGAGCAAAGTTAGATACAGATTGGAATCAGCTCAAACCTAGAATTTTAGATAGCTTACAAGACTTTGTAAATCAGACCCCTCCTTCTTTTGTTAACGAGCAAGAAGCACTTGATTTTGAAGCCAGCAAGTCTTTGAGAGAAGACTTAAAAAAAGCAAAAATTAAAAAAGAATTAGATGGAATAGAGAAAACTTTTAAAAGTAAAAGTAAAAATACTAAAGTTAAAAAAACTATTAAGAAACAGCCAAAGAGACAAAAAAGAACAATTACTAAAAAGTTCAATAAAAAAGCTGTAAAAGTAGAAAAACAAACAATAGCTATTCCACAAGAAGTTAAAAAAGTTGTAATTGATAAAGAAAAAGGAGCTGAAAGTCCTATTACAGTAAATGCTTTAAAAGGTAAAATTAACAGAAGATTACCGGCAGAAGTACGAAGGAATATGGGAAGACCAGCACTTATTAATAGAACAGGTCAATTTTCTAACAGCGTTAAAGTTTTAAACTTAGTAGATACAGGAAAAACAATAACAGGAGAGTATACCTACACTCTAACAGGTGGGGGGCAAAGCAAAAATAAAAGGGGAGTATATTCTACTTTTGAAAATAAAGGTATTAAGCAATGGCCTAGAGGTTACAACCCAAAACCTTTAATATCAAAAAGTATACGAAACTTAGCTTTACAACATACAGATAGAAAGTTTACACTTAGGAGAGTATAATGGCATATAGAACGCAAAGAAAAAAATTAGCCGAAGCTCTCACAAATAAGATAAAAGAGATTGACGGAAATCATCCTTTTAACTCCAATATATTTAATAATGCTGATTCACATTTAGTATTTTTAGATGAAATACAACAATACCCAAAAGTATGTGTTGTATCAGGCGACGAGGTGCGACAGTACCAGCCTGGGGGATTTAAATGGAGATTATTAACAATAACAATCAGGGCATATGTAGAAGATGCAAATGACCCTCAAGAAGTTTTGTCACTATTACTCGAAGACCTCGAAAGAGTAATTGACGATAATGACATACTAGTGTATGA